AGAACATGGGCAGCTTCCGAGCGCGACAGACCCGCTTCCCGCTGGATCAGACGCTGGAACTCTCGCTCGGTCGGCAAACTTGCCTTGACCGAGGTGATAACACTTTCCTCGTTGCAGGGGAACATAACCGCGGAGACCTCCCGCAAGTCGATTTCGTCGAGAAACCGAATGTGCGGATTGGCGCGGTCCTGCGACTGCTTCGTCACGCGATAGCCGATCGACAGGCCGTCAAGCGCGCCGGCTTTCATCAGCGTGTAGACCTCGCGGCCTTTCTGCAGGTCGAGCAGCAGTTGCCCCTCGCCCAGCAGGCCGTGATCGTCCTCGGTGAATTTCGTCCAGACGCCGATCGGCTCGGCGGGGTTGTGGTCGAACAGCATCTTGATGCCCCTCGGCCCGCGCTCTGCCAGCGTCTTCGCGTACGCGCCCTTGCGCACGACGTCGCCGACCTGGTCCTCGTTGCCGAAGACCGAGCAGTAGCCGATGAAGACGCCCTGGTCGTCGAGGCTCTTGAGCTCGAGGCTCTTGGTGTTGAGCGTGGCGGTGGTCATGGTTTGCCCTGCGTGTTGTTCTCTGCGTCAAGCTCGTCGAAGCGGCCGGTGTCCCATGGGTTGTTGGGATCTTCCTCCGGGCGCTGCGTTGCGAGGACGGGTTGGTAGCTAACCGTGCACCTGCAATTGATCAGTTGGCCGGGCGGTGCACTTGGGTCGCCGGGAAACATCATCGCGATCATGCCGCCGTCGAGTTCGGTGCGGCTCAAATCGCGGTACGCAGTGCGGTTCTCGTTGCGACCACCGCGCGCCAGCGGGCGCGGGATCCACGTGCCGCCTTCTCCGGGGATGAAGCGCCCGCCTTGCGAGGCGTCATCGCCGCCGAGGATAAAGGGGTCGTCCATCGGCACCTTCTGGCCGTTGGCCAGTGCGTGGTCGTGGCGCGTGCGGTCGTCCTCGGTCGACAGCCATTCCTTCGTGTATTCCAGCGGGCTCTGCTCCGCGGCCACGTGCTGGCCGATGGCGGCAGCGGTATGCGTCTCGGTGCGCGCGATGCGCCGCGCCCGCCACTCGGCCATCTCTCCGCTCATGGCGTCCTCGATGGCGGCTGCGACCTCGCCCTCGCTCCAGCCCTCTTCCATGCCGCGGCGGATGATCTCGACGATGGTCGCCTGCGTGGCCTCGCTGATCTGCGTGATGCGCGTGCCGACGTGCTCGTCGATGGCAAGCTGAATGCCATAGTCGAGGTCTTCGAAGGCCTTGGTTTCGAGGCCCAGGATCGACTTCGACCCGTGCGCCACGCGGTTGCCGAACTCGCGGGCCGTAGCCAGCAGCGACGGACGCATCACCGCTCGCAGCCGCTGGCCGAACTGCACCATGGTCGCCTTCATGCCGCTGTCGCCGTGGTCGCGGTGCATGGCGGCTGCGATCTTCCCGGTTTGCCGCACGACCCGCGCAATGTGCTGCTCGAGCGCGTGCTCGTGGCTGACCATCAGGCGGGTGTGCAGCGCCCGTTCGCGGTAGCGGCGCGCGTCGAGCTTGGGGAGGGCTTGCATCAGGGCAGATCGCTATGGCGGTGGACGGTCCCTGTGAGATACGGCAGGCCGCCCGATTTGGCAGGCGGCTTGCTGTCGGGCTTCTTCGGCGGCGGGTCGGCTGCGGCGCTGTCGCCCGCGATGGTCGCCGGCATCCCGATCGGCAGCAGGCCGGCCGGGACCATGACGTCGTCGCCACCATCGACCGGCGCGTAGCCGATGGCCTCGCGCTTCTCGTTGATCGACAGGAACGTGCACGTCTGCAGGCCGGTCCACTGATCCTTGCGCATGGGCGCGAGGGCCTCGAGCTGGTCGGTGTTGATCTCCAGGCACGTGTTCTCGCCGAGCTGGCGTTCGAACCAGCGGGTGAGCGCGTGCATGATCAGGCGCGCCATGGGGATGACGGTGTCCTGATAGAAGGCCTGGCGGGCCTCCTGATAGTTCGAATAGGTGTTGTCGCCGCGGATGCCGAGCAGCATGGGCGGCACGCCGAGGGCGAACGCGATCTCGCGGGCGGCGCGGTCGGCGCCCTCCACGAACTGCATCTGCTCGGGGTTGAGGCCCATCTGCTTCCAGTCGAAGCCGCCATCGAGCACGATCGGGCGGTGCTTGCCGCTGGCGCTGGTCATGTCGTCGATCTGCCGGCGCATCTGCTCGATCTGCGTGTCGGACAGGGACTGATCGCCGCCGTCCTTCGGGGCGAACACGAAGGCGCCAGACGGAGCGCCGGAGTTGTTGAGGATGCCGAGGTTCCACTTCGCCGCGGTGTTCGTGATGTCGATCGCGTAGGCGCAGGCGTCGAGCGGGCTCATGCCGAGCCAGTCATCGGTGGGGTTGAAGGTCTTGAGGTGCAGCACCGGGCGCAGGCCGCGGTCGGGATCGACCTCCAGGCGCTTCACGCCGCCGCCGGCGCGGTATTCGTAGCCGCCGACCATGCCGTCCTGGCGCGGGATGATGGTCACGCGGTCAGGGCGCCAGGCGTAAAGCTCCATCTTCTCGGGCTGGTCCTCGCCCGTGCGCTCGAGGTAGGCGTTGCCCGTGATGGCGTAGTTTGAGACGAACGCCTTGATGAGCGAGACATAGTCCTGCTCCGGGTTCGGCCGCTTCAGCAGCAGCAGCACCGGGTGGTCCTCGATCTCGGTGCGCTTCTTCTTCGGGCCCTTGCCGGACATCTGGTAGGCGCAGACGGGGATCGTCGCGACGGCCTGGGCGATGCGCGCCACGCAGGCGTTGACCACGGCATTCTGCTGGTAGCCTTCCTTCGCGAGCTGCGCGAAGTCGCGCTGGCTCCAGACGGCATTGCCTGCGACGAGCCGCGCAATGAGCGGCCCGACGGCAGAGGCTTTCTGCGCGAAGGCGCGCGAAAGCGCCCGGCCCAGGAGCGCCTGGCCGAGGTTTGCGATGTAGCCCATGGGTGTGGTCTCTGTCCTATCGATAGAGAGCGTGTGCGCCGTACGTCTTGGTAGACGTCAGAGGCTGGTGTTTATCGTCGAGGGTGGTCAATGTGCGGTAATACTGATCGATCTCGCTAAGCTGTTCCCGGGCCTCATCGATCTGCTGCGTGCATGACTCGACCGTTTCTTGCCACTCGCGGCGTTGCTCTGCATCTTCGGCAGACGATGCCAATTCGCGCGCGCGGTCGCGCTGATCCTCAAGCTGCGCGATGCGCTGGCGCAAATCGTCGCGCGCCTTGTCCGCCTCCCCGTACCATTCGGCTATCTTTCGAATAGCCCATCTACCGCCGACCGTGGCCCCGACGAGTGCCACAGTGGGCCCCCACGTGGCTATAAGCTCGCGTGCTAGATCGATAAGCGCCGCCACTTCGCCGGGGTCAAATTTGCGTTCCATGGTGTGTGTGCTTTGCCCTTAGCGGTAAGTGTAGTGCGCGCCGGACTTCACGTCGACGGGTCGCGGGTCGGAGCGCTGCTCGTCCGGCATGCTCTCGGCTCGCTCCTGCGCGTCCTGCAGCATGCGCAGCGTGGTCTCAAGCCAGCCGCGGGCGTACTCGATGTTGAGGTCGGCCGAGGTGCCATAGTCGCCGTCGTGCGGGTTGTTGACGATGGCCTGCACCTTCGCCGGAACCTGGATGCCTGCGGCCTGCAACTCCTCGACGACGCGCTGCAGGTCCTGAAGATCAGCTCCGAAGCGCAGGTATGTGATCGAGTCGCGGACGGCGTTGATGGCGTTATCGAGCGCCGAAACGAGATCTCGGGCCAGCATCGAACCGAGCCAGGCGGCCGGGACGAGAACGCCAGCAGAGATCAGCGTCGTGACGATCATCGCGCCGACGTCTTTGGCCTCTCCGGCCGGCACCGCTGCAGTGGTGTAGTGATTGTGAGCACTCATGTCAGAGCCTTATGATCCTGGGGGTTGCGGGTTTGGCGCCGAGCATCAGGAAGCTGATGGCCCACACCAACGCGTCTACGCGGTCGGGAGAGTAGCCTGCGGTCTTGCGGTCGAAGTCTGGAGTAAATTCAACTTGCTGGTCTTCAAGCGCTTTGAAGAATCCAACGTGATGCACGCGACGCTGTTCATAGAGCGCTGACACTGGCTCGGCGCGGCTGACCTTGCCCTTGGACGCGTAAACCAGATTGACCTTGATGCGGTCGTCTATCGACTTGATGATCTCTTCAATCATCTCGCCGCCGTTGTTCGCTTCCGCGACGATCGATCCGGCGCCGTTTTCAACGTACAGCCTGACCGCCTTTTCGGCCCACTGCTTCGGGGAGAGGCCGCGCTCGGACGCGTCGGCGAGCACGTAGCCATGCCCGTCATCCCCTACGGCAGCGCAAATGATGCCGCACTCGTCAGCGTCTTCGCCGCTTGTGACGGGCGGGTCGATTGCCACGACAATGCGCTTCAGCGCCGGCGCATCTTCCCGCCTGCAGTCCTCCAGCATGCTGTAGGTCCACAGCGCGCCGGGCTTGTCGGTCAGTATCTCGGCCTCGAGCTCCTGGCGGCCGAGGCGGGTGCCTTCGTATTTCGCCTTGAGTTCGGCGAGGAAGTCGTCGGCGAGGTTCGCCGCGTTGGCGAAGGTGCTGCCTCTCGTTACGCGAACGAGTGGCGTGCCATCAGGCGCCAAGCGCTTGTCGCTTAGCAGGTCTTTCAGCAGTTTGTTAGGCGTCGGCGTCGTGGTGATCACAGTGCGCGGGTCTTGGCCCAACCGCAAACCCATTCGCAGCATGTCCCACGTCGCATCGCGGCGGCGCCACTTCGCAAGCTCATCACACCAAGCGGCGTGAAAATTTGGGCCGCGCAAGCTCTGCGGGTTCTCGCCAGAGTAGAGTTCGGCAATCGAGCCGTTGGGCCAGTAGACCGTGCCGCCATTCTTCGACGGCTTAAATTCGACGCGCGCCCAAGGCTTCTGCGTGGCGATGATGCCGCTGTCGCCGGCGACACACACTTTCTCGGCGTCGTCCTTCGTGGCAGCGACGATGGCAATGCGCGCCACCGTAGACATCGCGTATTCGTGGCACCACTCGGCGCCAAGGCGGGTCTTCCCGAAGCCGCGGCCGGCGTTGACGAGCCAGATGCGCCAGAGGCCAGGCGGAGCGAGCTGATCGTCGCGAGCCCAGAAGTGCCAATCGTGCTCGAGCGCGTCGAGCTCGTCGGCGCTCAGGCTTTCGAGGAATGCCTCACGCTGGGCGGGCGCCAGCGATACGAGCGAGCTTGCCCGCAATGCCGGCGCGGACGACGCCAAGGTTGATGTCGATGGGCTTGCCATCTTCACCCGATATCGCTTGCGTAGCTTTGCCCCAAGCACGGTCGAGCAACGCGGTGGCTGCTGCAATCGCGGCCTTGGGCTCGTCGGACAGCATCCACTTGGCGAGCACGGCGATGGCTTGCTCGGTGTGAGCGCGCGCCATCTCCTTCACCTCGGCATGTTCCTTTGGCCGGCCACCGGGGTTTCCGCTGCGGCCTTTCTGGAACTTTCCCGCGTTGCTCCTGATACCGCCCTGTTCTGAGGCGAGTGCCGGCGCAGAGGCGTGCGACTTCCTGCGGCCCTTGCGTGGGCGTTTCGCAGTCGTGTCGTGCTTTGCCTTTGGGCTGGTTTTCCTGGCCATCGTGTTGCGGGGGCGGAAATGAAAAAGGCCCGCAGCGATGGCGGGCCTTGGTGGCGCTGGTGTCGCCACTATGGGAAAATGGCTGACTGATTCGAAGCGCCGCGTCAAACATTATTTTAGCCGACCTCTTCTTCGGCCTCGACGCCTTCGGTCTGCCAGGCCTCGACAAGCTGCTTGATCTCGTCGGCCTCGCGCTGGATTTCATCGTCGCCGAAGTCCCAGCCGGCGACGAAGTTAAGCACCTTCTCCAGAATTTCCGCTTTGGTCATTAGGCTGTCTCCTTGAGCCGTGTGAGGGGAACGCGCTGCTGGTGCACTTTCAGTTGCGCGGCGGCGCGGGCGGTGGCCTGCTCCTGTTCCTTGGCGCGCTGGTTGTCGTGGATGGCGTAGATGCTGCTGAGCCGGACGAGCAGGATCTTCATCATGCCGTATGCGAACCAGCGCGCGTGGGCCTCGTTGGTGGTGTTGCCGAACTTCTTGCCGACCTCGACGACGGTGAGGGCTTCGACAGAGCCCTGCAGGGGACGCTGCAGGATCAGGATCCAGGCCAGCGCCTTGAACTCGTCCTCGAGGCGGGCCCAGACGAACCGGAATTCGCGCTCGGCGAGCTCTTGGTCCGGGGTGATGGGCAGTTTGCGGGACGGGTCGGAGGCGCGGCCGCCGTCGCCGTAGCTGGCGGTGCCGGCGTTGCCGCCGCAGCGAGTGCATGCGCTGCACGGGCCAGACGAGCCTATGCGAAATTGCCGTGGCTTGCCCTGCCCCGTCGTACACCACCGTCTTGGAGAGGGCTTCGCCGGCGGCTTCCTCGCGCTGGCGTGTCGGGGCGGTCACATGGCGCTCGGGTTCGATGGCGTTTTGCAGATTGCGGTACATGCGCTGCACGCGCTCAAGGGCGCGGCGACCGGCGCGCACAGCGAGCTGCTTCGCTTCTGGGGTGCTGGGGTCTTTCACGCGGCCGATCACCTCCTCGGCCCACTTGGCGGCTTCCTCGAGCTCGGACAGGAACGACGCGCGCTTTTCCTTGAGGCTCAACGCTCGTCCTCCGCAAGGGGCATGAGGCGCGCGCCGGCGCCGGGCTTCACGAAATCCATGGTGAGCAGGAGGTGCACCATCGCGGCATCGGTGCAGCCGGGGTTGATGCGCTCGGCGAGCATGATGCGCAGGCGGGCGCGCTGCAGGGCTCGGAAGGCGTGATCGAGATGGAGCGCTTCGGACACACCGCGCACGCCGGCGGCCTGGCGATTGGCCATCCGCATGTTCGTGCGTGAGTATCCGAACGACATCAGCGGCCAGCCTCCAGCAGGTCGGTGATCTGTGCGTTGAGCTTCGCGATCTGGCTGCGGTGGTGCGCAATCTTCCGCTCGATGCCGGCGATGCGGCGGTTGCGCTGCGCTTCGGACAGGAAGCTCAGGCTGTCCTTGTCGCCGATGCCTGCGCGGTAGAGCGTGACGCTGACGGACTCGATCGAGCGATTGAGCCGGAACGCGATCTGCTCTGGCGTGAGGCCGCGGGCGTAAAGCTCCTTGGCCTGTTTGTGAAAGCCGTTCGGTCCCATCACTTCGTCTCCAGCGGCAGGCGCCATTTCGACTTCGGCCACTGCCAGTCGCGCAGCGTCGTGCAGGATGCGGTACGCTCGCAGATGGCGCAGGTTTGCAGGGTGAGTTGGATCATCTCGCGGGCGTACTGCTTGGCGCCTTCGCGCTTGGCGCAGTCGCCGCAGATCGGCATGCTGGTCGACTTGGCGAGGGCTTCGGCGAACGTCATGCGCGGTGGGCCTCTTTGCTGCTGATGCCGCAGAGACTGCGGTAGTAGGCGATCTGGTCGTGCGGCGGCCGGTAGGTGATCGGCTCCGGCGGCGCGCGGTTCATCCGAAGATTCTCACGGGCGAACGATTTCACGTAGGACTTCAGTTCGCGGGCCCAGCCCTCGCGCTGTGCCTGCTCGGCAAGCGGGTGAACTGTCATCCAGCGCTCCGCCCATTCCTGCGCCTGCTCGGCCTGGACTTCCCACGGGTACTGCTGCGCTTTCGGCTTCGACGCGTTGGTCGCCATGATGGCTTCCTGTGCGTCGACAAGCGCGTCCATGACCGCCTTTCCCGTTGGCCATTTGCGACCGCTTTCGGCCATCAGCCGATCGGCGGCGCGGTCCATCACGCTGGCCGCGAAGGGCTTGGTCATGCGGTGCAGTTCGGCGATGTAGCGCTTCGGGTCCGGCGTGTGGTCCGGCATCCCCATCCACGCAATCAGCCGCGCGATCAGCTTGTTCTGGATTTCCTCGCTCATGCCACGAGCTCCCGCGCTTCGCGCTCGATCTCGCGCAGCAGGTCCATCGGGTCTTCCTGGGCCTGGCGCCAAGGGGGCACGACCTTCAGCACCGGTGGCGCGGCCTTGGCGCCGTCGATGCGCAGCAGCACGGCGGAAGCGAGTTTCAGCGGATCGACGACCCGTTTTTTCGCGGCCACGTCGTCGGCGACCTTCCCGACCGCGATGCGGATGGCCTCCTCGCCGAACGGTCGATGCGCTCGCAGCCAGACGTCGGCAGCGTGCACGTCACCGCCAGCGAGTTCTGTGAGCTTCCTGAAAATCAAAATCTCATTCGAGGAAGCCAAGCCAGCCGCCGCCTTTGCGGCGTCTTGCTCTACGGCTGCGGCTGGCTCTCCATCTTCTTTTTTTTCTTCTTCTCTCTTCTCTTCTTTCTTACTTCTTATATCTGTCAGCAAATCGTCGTGCGTGGTGTTGATTTTATTGGTGTTTCCCAAACGACCGGGGGGTGGTCCCGCCGAGGTCCCGCGCCGGTCCCGCCGAGGTCCCGCCGAGGTCCCGCGTCGGTCCCGCGCCAGTCCGCGCTCGGTGAGCAGCTCTTCGGCGGCCTTGTTGTGCAGGTAACCTTCCGCTGTCAGGAACAGTTTTTTCGCCTCAAGCAGACGACCCTTGAGGTAGTTCCATTTGCGAATGTTGATGACCAGCAGACCGGCGATCACGCGGTCGCTGTAGGGGATGGCGCCGCCGTGCATGTAGATCATGTCGAGGATGTCGGAATAGGCGCCCCGCTCTTCGAGAGAAAGCTCCCGTGTGCCGTCGAAGTAGGCCTCAGGATCGCGCTTGTACCAGTTGTCCTCGTTGCGCTGTGTACGCTTGCGGGGAGCCTTGCGTTCTGCTGCGGATTGCGTCATAGAGAAGTCCTCCAATGAACTACGCGATGCACCGAAGCCCCGCCCTTGCCCGGCGGGGTTTTGCGTTTCAGCCCCAGCCTTTCGGCAGGGCCGGAATAGATGGCGCCAGGCGCTTGTCGGTCGACGGCGTGTAGAGGCGGATGCGGTCGGGGTAGCCGCGGGCGCGGCACGTCTCGAGGTAGTCGCGCACCTCGTCGACCGTGACGCCCAACGTGAGGGCGATGGCGCGCATGTCGCGAGACTTGTTCCAGCCCCAGACGGCCCGAGACTTCTGCTTGTCGGTGAGCATCAGGCGGCCCTCCGCAGTTCGACGACGTTGCTCGCGGGCTCAGTCGCCGGGGTCTTTTGTGTGATGGCCGACCCGAGTGCCTTGCTGAAAGGGCGCGGCTTGATGGTCCAGGTCCAGCGCGGGTCGCGGGTGTTGGTGGCGGCGTCGAAGTGGCGTTTCTTCGTCACGCCCGGGCAGCGTTCCAGCGCGCTCAGGAAGAAGTTCATCTGCACCGGCCGGCGGTGGTCGTAGGCGCAGAACGCCTCGTATTCCTCCCAGACCTCCTCGGAGCGGAACTGGCCCTTCCAGTCCATGGCCCGAGCCCAGATCAGGAAGCGGCGCGCGGCGTGGCGCGGCTTCTCTGTGGGGCGGATGGGGAAGCTGTATTCGGGTTCGGCGTGGTAGGCGGTGCGCGCGATTTCCTCGGGCATGCCGATCTCGCGGAGCACGGCGGCGGTCTCGGCGGGCAATTCGTGGATGCGCCGCAGCAATTCTCCCCCGTCAGTCGGCTGAGTTACTTCTTCGAAGGTTGCTGCGACTGCGTTGACGGGATTCTGGGGCGCGATTGCTGCCCCGTCAGGCTTGCGATTGAACAAGTGTTTCAGCGCACCGAGCATGCTAGGCTCCGTTGTAGAGGCTAGACGCACCTCACAGATGGGAACTCGGGTGGAAGACGACGTCGAAAGGCAAATGCGCGAACGGCGCAAAACGCTGGAAGAACTAAAGCGATCTCAGGATGCGACTTCTGAATTGCTCACCGAGTTGCGCCGCACGATCGAGTTCCAAGCTGCTGAAATCGAGCGTCTCAAGACGCCTTTGCCGGTTCGCATTTGGCGAAGGCTCTCCAGCAAATGGCGCTGACGCTCGTTGATGCTTTCGACTTCTTCCCTGATACGCTGCATCCCGATCTGCAGATCTCGGAGCAGCCGGTCGTTCTCTTCGATGCTCGCGGTCATTGCCGTCTCATTTCCTTAAGCCGCTGAAGCAAAATGTGATCAGCGTGGGCGTTGCCGTTAACGCGGGTGCAAAGTAAGGTTGGTACGCATGCAAACATTTCAGTTGACGGAGCAACTGAACGCCGTCAGCGTTGCGTGGAGGTCTTCACGCTACGCACTTTGTTCGATGCTTTTTGCCCCTGAACTGATGTTTGGAGTTCTCAGCGATGTACTGCTGGACGCGTTCGACGGTTCGCAAAGTCACTCGGCCGGCTTCGATGCGGTCGACAACCCGCCCATCGTTCACTGACTTGCGGCCGAAGGTCGTCTCAGCGATTTTCGCCTGACGGCAAAAATCCCGGATATCTGCGAGGAGTTCTGCGTTCGTGATCATGTGTTGAGGATTAATTGGCTATATCCTACTAGTCAAGAGGCTTAAGCTAAGTCCCTTTCCGCCTCCCCAAAAATGGGCTTTATCCAGTCGGATGGAGCGAGATTGGAGGAAGCGGCTCAGGGACTTGATCGAGGGAACACCCGGTCTGGACATGAAGTCGCTATCCCGCAAGGCAGGCCTAAACGACGCGTACATCGCCCAGATGTACTCGAAGCCCTCGACTCCGACCGTTGATGTGTTCCTCAAAATCGCCGCCGCTGCAGGCGTGAGCGCTACTTGGTTGCTCACGGGCGAGGAAGACAGCCCGCTTCAGATCCCGGTTCTGGGAAAGGTCAATGGGGAGGCGTGGAGCCCGGTCCAGGGCATGACCGTCGAGCCCACCCTCCGAGACTTCGACCTCGTGTCATTCATGGTCGAAGGCGATGCGATGGCGGCGGGCGGCTACCGCAACGGCGACCTCCTGATTTGCCAGCGCACGCTCGGCAAGAACGCATCAAATCTCGTCGGCCAGGATTGCGTCGTTGAGACCGCGGATGGTGAACGCTTCCTCAAGATATTGCAGCGTGGGCCGAGACCCAACGTCTACAATCTGCGGAGCTATAACCCCGCGGTGAAGGACATAGAAGGCGTGGCCATTGCATGGGCTGCGCCTGTCCATTGGATCAAGAGGGCCGCTGGTCGCTAAGCACTGCTGGTCTCGATCCAGCCTGCCCGGCGATACGTGCGCTTAATCGCAGGATACGCAAACGGCGCCAGGATGATCCACAGCGCCCCCGTGACGTATGGATCGCTCGCATGAAGCTGCGTTCCCGCGGTCAAGTAGAGCGGAATCAGCAGGTACAGCGCTGCAAACTGCCATGCGCCCTTGTAGAGAAAATACACCGGCCCCAAGAGCAGCGCCCAAAGCCAGGTGAGTATGCCCGTGGCCTTCTCCACGTATTTGTTCGCTGGGTTCATGAAGTAGGAATTCATTGGATATCTCCCTTCTGGCGACAGTCATCTAGCGTAACCCGCTGGCCACACTATCCACAAGCGTCGCCGCAAACAGTAGGACACATCCCATTAAGGACTTGACCAGTAGGATATAGCCAATTAGGTTCGCTTCATCCACAACGCGATGGAGCGGACGATGTCTGGATTGCTTGCAGGGCGCGCACTTGAAGCAGGTTTTAAGCCCCTTCCCGACGACGTCGCCTTCCGCTTCGAAAGCCGCGAAGCCTGGGGCGCCATGCAGGCCGCCGAGCGCTTCGCGATGCGCCACGGGTTCTCGATCGGCCCCACCGCCAAGGGCTCACCGCGCGCCCTGATGCGCGGCCTCCATTGCCTTCCGCACTGGACGCAGTTCGACGCCCATGACCGCTCGAAGCTGCACGGCGCGATCGTCGCTCACAGTGTCGAGTTCGGTCCGGTCGTGGTGCGTATCCGCAGACGCGCAGCAGACATCACGCTTCTTCAGGCCAGTTAACGGCGGCGGGGAGCGGGGTGCCGTGTCAGAGGCCACGCGGCGCGGCACCCCATCATTCAACGGGAGATCCGGCATGCACACGATTGAAGTTCCGTTCACCTACACCGAGCGCATCGAGGGCGCGGCGATATACGAGGTCGACGGCGTCGCCACCATCACCAGCCACAGCGGGCGCCGCAACGACCCGGATTGGACGATCGCGAAGATCACCGTCGATGGCCGCGCCCCGAACCCGCGCCGCCAGCGCGAGGACGACAGCATCATCGCGGGCCCGCTGTTCGTCGATGTCGACGTGGATCTGCCCGAACGCCATCCGCTGCGCAGCAAGATCATGATCGACCTGCTTCAGAGCGACTATCGCCATGAGATCAACCACCGCTGGGTCTCCTCGATGGCGGCGGCGCGGGAGGAAGCGGCATGATCTTCCCTCCGATGGACCTCGCGAACTTCATCCATTTCATCGCTGGCGCCGGTGCCGGCTTCTTCCTGGCCAGTATCGCTTTTTACCTCGCGATGAAGGCATGACGCTGAAGACCGACCTCATCATCCTCGCGGCGGGTACTGCCGCCGCGATCATCGCCCCGACCCTTGTTCTTGCCGTCGACGCCTACTGGAGAGGACTGATCCCATGAGCACGCCGAACACGGAAAACCATGACTACAAGTTCTCGCAGATCGAACGCGAGATGATCACGCGCGGCGCGGCCGCTGGTTATTTCGCGACCATGCTCGCGAACCTCCCCGACGTGCCACAGCAGATCAAGCAGGAGGCGCAGTATTTCCTCTGGTTCGGCCGCTGCCCCGTGAACGTGGACGTCAACGGGCGGGTGCAGTCGTGAGCGCGCTGCAGGACCTCCGCGAGCAGACGCACGCCGCGCGCGCGCTTCTCTCCACCTTCGCCGACGTGCTCGCCGACGATGAGCAGGCGCAGGCCGACCTCGTCGAAGGCGAGACGGATCTGGAGGATGCCATAGAACGCGCCGTTCTACGCATCGCCGAGATCGAGGCCATGGTCGACGGGCTCAAGGCAATGTCCGACCGTATCGCGCAGCGGCGCTCGCGGATCGAAGCGCAGGCCGACAGTCTCAGGGCGGCTGTGCTTATTGCGCTTGAGGCCACCGGCCAACGCAAGTTTGAGATGGATCTCGCAACCGTGTCTCGGCGCACCGTACCGCCGAAAGCGCAGATCGTCACCGAGGCCGAGATCCCCTCGCAGTTCTGGAAGCGCGCCGACCCCAAAGTCGACATGCGCGCGCTGCTCGCCGCGCTGAAGGAAGGCCCGGTGCCCGGCGCCGAGCTTTCGAACGGTTCCGAAACCATCTCGATCAAGTGGAGCTGACACCATGAACTCGATGACCATGCCCGTGCTGCATCGTGGCGCCCTCACCCGCCGGGACAAGTCCCGCGTCTCGCTGTTCGCCAAGACCAAGGGCAAGGACCTGCGCGGCGCGGAGATCGACGAGGCGCTGGAACTCTGCGAACTGTTCCAGGCGAACCCCTTCACCAACGACATCTACTTCTTCGTGTTCGACGCCGAGAAGTCCACGCGCCGCGTGGTGCCGGTGATGAGCATCGGCCAGTATCGCAAGACGGCGGCGCGCAGCGGCACCTACCGTCCGAGCGACAAGGGCCCGGCCTTCACCTATGACCCGGACCTGAAGGGGCCCACGAACCCCCGCGGCATCGTCGATTGTCAGGTCACAGTCTGGCAGTTCTCGCACAATGCGTGGCACCCCGTGGCGGGCTATGTGCGCTGGGAGGAACGCGCGCCGATCAAGCAAATCTGGCGCGATAACCGGCCGACCGGCGAATACCAGCTCGACCCTAAGAAGCAGAATTGGGCGACGATGCCGGAGACGATGCTGGCGAAGTGCGCCGAAGCGGATGCCCTGCGTAAAGGCTGGCCCGAGCAGGTCGGCGGGCTCTACGTGGAAGGCGAACTGGATCGCGGCACGGTCATCGAACTGTCCGCGAGTGAGATCGTGGCGCAGGGCGAGCAGGAAGCGCGCCAGGCGCGCCTCGGCGGCCCGCGGCTGCAAGTGCAGTTCGACACCGGCACCCCGCTCGTCGGCGTTCCGCACGGGGAATTCCACGCCAAGGTCGATGAGTTCTTCCAGCGCAACGCCGACCAGCCCAGCGTCATCCTCGAATGGGCCGCGCGCAATCGCGACGTGATGAACGACTTCTGGGCCATAGACCCGAACGCCGCGCTCGACCTGAAGCAGAAGATCGAGACGGCATCGAAGGTCGGCGAATGATCAGGAAGGCGAGCCCGCCCGGCGGGGTGCAGAAGTACAGCCGCGAGGTCAACATCATCCTCGGCCGGATGGTGAAGGCCTACACGGTCGGGCGAGCGCCCGCCATCCAGATCGCAGGCCTCGCGCAGCACATTCGCAGCGAGACCTTCTGGAACGCGCTCACGTCCGAGCCCGACCTCGCCATCCGGGGAATGATCCTCGAGGCCCATGCGAAAGCCTGGGCGCGCCTACAGCGTGCTGCGTGGAGAAAGCAGGAGCCGTTCTGATGCAAGTCCTGAGCGACCGCGTTGTGGTGACCATGACGCAGGATGAGCTGACCGGCCTGGTCGACGCCCTCACGATGGTTTGTTCGTTCGTCGACGAGTTGATTTCCCCGCGCAACACGATCGAGCTTCGCAGGTCGCACGCCGCGCTGATCGAGTTCCACCGCCGCCTTTGCGCGGACGACATCAAAGGCCAACTGCGGCGTGCCTTGTCGCCCCTGTCCCCGATCGGGGGTGCATGATGCGCTACTCCGACCACGATCAACTGCAGCTCGACATCGCCAGCGGGAAGGAGCTCGACCGCCGCGCCGAAAAGCGCACCCTCGCCGTCCCGACCACCATGCTCACCGCCATCGTCGCCTACCACTGGAAGCACACCGACGTCGACGTGGTGATCAAGTTCAAGCCCGCACTCACCGGCGGCTGGGACG